GGTGGCGCTAACTTCAAGTTGAAGATTCGTAAAGTTGAGGGTTACCAAAACTATGACAAGTCTGAATTTGAATCTCCTGCACCATTGTCTACAGATGATGCAAAGCTTGAGAAAATCTGGAAATCAGAACACTCTTTGAAAGAGATGACTGCTGATAAAGAATTCAAGACATATGATGAACTATCGACTCGCCTAAATCGTGTTCTTGGTTTGAATGGTGAAACTATTAAACCTAAGACCACAGTTGAACAAATGAAGGCAACACCTGAAGCATTTAAGCCTAAGGCTGTTGAACCTGAATTGTCACTAGCTGGTGATGATGACGATATGGCCTACTTCTCAAAGTTGGCTGAAGAAGACTAAACTCTTTTCTTTCATGGAACTTGATACCCCGCCTAGTGCGGGGTTTTTTATGCCATTGCAATAGGTGGTCCACCAAATCTACGATTAGCTTTAAGTATCGCTACTAGAGTTTCATTTGTTGTTCGGACAGGAGTTGATATAGCAAAATCAACACCACCAGTGCCAGTTTTTACAATATTCTTACTTGCATCAATTACAGTAGGCTTTGCACTTCCACCGCCACCACCACCATCATTCAAACTTAAATTAGCATAAAGATTTTGATTTTGTAGAAAACTTTGAGCCGTTCTACTGGCTGCTGGCATTGTTGGAGAAAAACTACTCTCATCACTTTGATTTGGTACTAAGTCTAAATCTGTTCCCACAGGTTTAAATGTATTTCTTAAAGGCGTACTTGCATCATTAAGAGTTGGACTCACTGTACCGCCGGCCGACCTAGGCTCTTGAGTTGCTGTTGCCGCACCACCACGACTAGACGAACTAGATGAACCTACTGTTGACAAACCAGAAGCACTCCTATCAACTGGAACAGCTGTAGAACCTGGTGATTGTGCAGTCACTGGTCGCGCAGGTACTGATGATGTATTTGTTTCAGGCCTCATTTGATTTGCCTCTGCGGCGCCTGGAGCAATCTGAACCTGTGATGAATCTGATGGTTCTCGATTAGCAATTACAAGTGCAGGTGGTGCCGGCGGAACATATTTTGGACTTTTTGGATTAGTTTTTGGAACAACTAAATTTTCACCCACTCCACCAGAAAGAATAACCAATTTTCCTGCTCTATTTGTAACTTCACCTTGGAATTGAGCTCTTTGATTACCTTGCGTTGATGCTAACCAATCTGTTACTTGCTGTAAATTTTGAACAGATAAATCTTGTTTTTTTACCTCGTCGGTAAAATTAGGATTAGTCATTATTGATTCGACTATTTCTCTATTTTTTTGTTTTGCTATTTTTTGTGCATTTAATGCTCCAGCTTCAGTATTATTAGAAGCTTCACCCCTTTGAATCATTGCGTATGGGTCATTTAAATACTCCGCTTTATAAGGATTTTCTCTTATAACGGCTTGGCGCTGTTCAACTTCTCTTGATAATACAACTACTGACCCAACAGTTGCAGCGGCTAAAAAAGCTAAAGGATTTGATAAAGCTAATGATGCAATATTTTTTAAAGATGACAAATCTTTACCCATGGCAATGGATTTTATCATTGTTTTCAAAAATTTCAATAAAGGTTTGAGTTTTAAAAATACCGCGGCCAACATTTTTTTGACTATTTCAATTATTCTTTCCAAGAATCCTTTACCCTTATCTTGTTTAGTTGCAGTAGCTCCACCTAAATGACCGAGTGCATCAATTAATTCTTTATGTCTTAATTCTCTTTCAAATTCTTGTTCTTCTTCAAAATTTGCAGTGATTTCATTTTGTTTCTTTTCATCCAATATTTGTCGTTTTAATAAATTGAAAATGCGAGCCATAATAGTAGAAAGACCTTCACCTCTCCTTACTGGCCTGTTTTCACCGTCAGATACTTTTGAAATCAATGGATTGTTTTTAACTGGTGCAATAGATGAACTTCTTTTACCGGTAAAATAATCAATATCTTCCTGGCTCCTGCCTGCAAGTTTACCATAAGCATATGCGCCCAATTTTCCTCCAATTGCTCTGGAGATATTCATTGGATCAAATTTTTCTTTCAGGCCTGTCAGTTTAGCTTTAGTCTTATCTTTTATTGAACTGGAAATAGATTTACCAAAACCTTGGCCATCTAAAGTTCTATCGATTATTAAATCTTTAAGACTTTGATTTCTTATTCCTCTTGCTTTTCTGTAATCCATTTTTATTCTCTTTTGTTAAGCATACGCATAGTATACATTGTGGTCTGGATCGGTTGGTATTGAAATGGTTTCCCTTTTGTTTGATCCTATTATAGTTGTACTATTATTTACAAGGATAATAGGTGCCATATTCCTACCCTTCTTCATCGATGAATTTAAAGATGACATTTGATTTAAAGCCAAACCATCTAAAATATTTTCCAAATTTAAACTAGAACTTCTGCGTGGTGTTTGTTGTATTATTATCTTATCTTTTCTATCTTTTGTTTCTTGTTCAGATAAATCTTTTAATGTTTGTAAAGGAATAAGTTTTCTTGATAAATATCCCAATTCATTTTTATATTCACCTATAGTTTTTGGAAAATTTTCATCATTATTCTTATAAACAAGATAATGATTTGCTCTAATTTCGGCAGGTGTGAGAAAGTCTTTTAAAAGCTTATCATCTTCACCTTCATCAAATGCTTTTTTTACTGCTCTAGCATAATCTGGTCCGTTAAAATGAGCCAATCTGAGAGTTAATTCTGAAGTTATATTTCCTAAAATCTTAGCATTATCCATCGTATGTTTATTCATTATTAATTCTTGAACATCTTCAGAAAATACTGTGTCCATGTAATTAGTTCCCAAAACAGCTTCAGCTTGAGCTAAAAGTGTAGCTGGCATAAATTGATACTTACCCATAGCCGAGCCAGCACCACTCGCATGAAAGTATTTACTTCTCTTTTTTTGTAGTTCATTAACTTCCCGTATTGTCATGTCAGTTAAGTCTTTTTCAAAATTAACTCTTTTTTCCCAAACTAATTTTCCCTTAGGATATTTTTTATGATTATCTGGATCTGTTCTTTTATCATATGTTATTAATTTTAATTTTGAGCCAGAATCACTTATGTCTCCTTCACCTTTTTTAATTATACTTGTTAGAATAGGTTCTTCAGAATTTTCATCAGACCACACATAACGGTCTTTTGGAGCTTGATTTGCACCCAAATATTCGTTACCGGCAGCTGCTGACTCACCTTTTGAAATTTTATCTTTTGCTGATTTTAATATACTTGAAGACTGTTCTTCAACTCTAGGAACAGGCACTGCGGTTTGTTCTCTTGGTGGAGTTGGTGTAACAGTAACAGGTCTTGCTGGTTGAGGTCTTGGTGCTATCGGCGCAGGTTCAGGAACAGGTACTGCTGTTACTGGTTGACCATGACGATTCTTTAATGACTCATCATTAGATCCACTTCTTTCAGTTGTTTTTTGTTCTTCTTGGCGTTTTCTTTCAGCTGCAGCTTCAGTGACTTGGCGCCTTCTCTCAATTTCAACCTCACGAGCTGCTTCAAATTCTTGACGCCTTTTCTCAGCCAAAGCAGATGCTTCATCGTCTTTACGTTTTTTCTCAACTTCAGATGCTATACGAGCTTTTTCAGCTTCAATAGCTGCAGTTTCTTCTCTCTGTCTTCTATCTTCATCTTCTTTTTGTTTTCTTCTTCGAGCAACCTCAGCTGCATTTTGTTCCGTTTGTTGCCTTTGATTGTCTTCTCTTTGCTTTCTTTCCGTTTCTTCCCTCTGTCTTTTTTCATCATCTTGACGTTTTTTGTCAGCTTCTTCTTTTTGTTTTATTTCTTGTAAACGACGAGCTTCAGCTTTTGCAGATTCAGCTGCAGATTGTTCTCTTTGTTGCCTTATTTGATTTTCTGCGGCCGCACGTTTTTCTTCTTCTGCTCGAGCAGCATCACCCTCTCTTTCTTTTTGTCTACTTTCAGACTTAGCTTTTTCTCTGTTTCTTTCATCTTCAGCGGCTTTTTCTTCTTTCAACTTTCTTTCTTGTCTTGCTTTATCTTCTATTTCCCTTTGTCGTTCAGCTTCAGCGTTGGTTCTTTGTATTCTTCTTTCTTCAACAATAGCCTCCGATTTAGCATCAGCTTCATTTTTTAGCCTTAATCTATCATCTTCTCTTTGTTTTTCTTCTTGTTCAGCTCGTCTTCTTTCAACATCTTCTCTTGCTTTTTTTTCTTTTTCTTGTTCAGCTTTTAAACGTATCCTTTCTTCAAACGCTGCGCTTTGTCTTTCCAATTCATCTTGTTCTTTTTGTGCTTGTTCTCTGTTAGGTGGTGTTGGAGGAGGTGCTGGAGAAGGTGTTGGAGAAGGAGGTTCTGGAGTCGTTTGAGCAGCTGCAGCACCAGCCATACCAAGTGCAGCTGCACCTAAACCTAATCCAAGTATTAACTCTTTTGCACCTTTAGAAACAATATCATCATCTTTTTCAGTAGATTTAACATTTTTATTTGCGCCAGTATGGCTCAATGCCTCCATCAATTCTTTATGTCTTCTTTTTTCATTCTCTAATTTAGTGTCACCAAAGTTTTGTTTTAACTCTTTGGCTAATTTTTTTTCTGTTATATCATTTTTTAGAATGGAATAAATTTTAGCAGCCACGGTGGCGGCGCCGTCACCCTTACGCAGTTTAGGTCTTGTAGATTGGCCAACTTTACTGTATAACTCCGCATTAACTTTAGATGTTAATGATTTAGCTGTATTTGTTTTATTGCCCAAAAACATCTTATTCATTCTTTTGGGAGCAAACTTCTTAGCTATTTTGTTAGATTTATTAGACATTGGTCCTATGTTTGGACCTTCATTGTCTTGTTCATCCTGTTGTTCTTCTGGTTTTTCTTTTTTTATATAACGACCAGTTTTTGGATCACGAGCTCGACCTTGTTCAGCAAGAATCTTTTGAATTAGGGGAACAAGTATATGTTCTTTATAACCAGGTTGTTTAGATAATTCCAGTTGTCTTTTCTTTAGTTCACTCTTTGACATTTTTTTACCAAGGTCAACAAGTTGGTCTACCTGTTTTTTAGACAAATTTCCAACACTCAACAATTCGTTGATTTTATTTTCGTTGAACATCTGCTCAAATTCTCCCGATTTAAGCATACTGTCGAAGACTTTTTGTTCCATTTTTTATTTCTTAGTTGCGTTTCGTTGTTTTATTTTCTCATTTTCTTCTTCAATATATTGCGTAAGCAAAGTAATATAAACATCTCTTTCCCAAGGTAACATGGTTTCCAGTTCAGTTAGGCTATATTTGTGATGCTGCATCAATGCGAAATTAGTTGTATAGTAATTTCTCAGATTATCATGCCGCATCACTACCCGAAAAAATTTTCAAGGCCCTCTATCTCAATAGTATGATGAAAACCACACTTCTTACAATCCATTTCAATTTTCTTATTAAGCACAGGAAGATTATCAAAGAAATCTTCAATTCTAGAAAATTGTTCCTGATTCAATGATTCAATAAATTCAATCAGTTCTTCTTTTGAAGATTCGTTTGCATAATAGAATTGTTCGCCGTCAAAAATGTATTCAACACTATTGACAATCATTTCAAAAGCCATATCTGTAGAACTTTGGGTGTCTTTTACTAAATCAAGTGCAGAAAACTTTGGATAAGATAATTTAATCATAATCTTATCTGTAAGTTGAATTTCAGATTTACTTTCTTGTGTTTCAGTAATTTGAATATCTAATAAGTTTATACTAACTTCCATCAAGTTACCACAAGCTTTTTCTTCTACTATGTTTTCGCATCGGTATTTGTTTTCTACTGTTTCACCAACGGATCTTGCTCTCAATTGGATAAAATAGTATTCAATATCGATGATAGGCAAATCATCAATATCAATGTTCTCTGTCAAGGTACAATTGTGGAGAACTTGTTTGATGTTCTTTTCTATTGTTTCTCTTTCATTTGCCTCCATAGCCATCATCAGATTCCTCTGTTCTTTCACCAAGAAAGGACGAAAGCGCACCAGTTTCTTGCTCATAGGTAAAGTCAATTCAAAGATTGGTGAATCTATTTTAGGTAAAGCCATAGTTTATTTCCTTTTCATTAAAAACTTTTTTCCCATCGTGTATATGCAAAAGTTACACTTAATTTGTGATAACCATCATTTGACCAATCCAAATCCAATTGATTAACTGAAATTGGAAAAGCATCTATAAGCTTAACCCCATAAAGAAGGTTACCAGCTGAATCCAATTCTCTAATTTCTATATTTGGAGCCACATAATCGGTTTTATAAGCAAAATCATATGTCTCTGTTGGATTAATTATATTCATCCATTCATCAAATAATTGTTTTTCGGGGAGAGCTGAATTTTCTATTTTTCCAGTGAGTCTATTAATTGTTGAATTTTCAGTAACTATAAAAGTCATATCAACATCATTATATGTTGTATGATAGGCATGTTTTTCGGATGGATTGGAACCAAATTTTTGTTCAGTTGTTGCAAATGTTCTTCCTGGTATATTTGTTGATTCACATCTATATGTAAGGCTTTCTTCAAAACCCACAAGGCCTTTATTCTTGAGGTTAAAATAATCATTCAGCGCAGTTGGAATTATAATGTTAACATCAAAAAGTTTAGGCCTAGCAACTTCTTGTATATTTGATAAAAAAGTGTTTATTGTACCCATTTTATTCTTCTTCTTGGTTAAAGTGTGCCATATGTTCTCTGTAATGTTGCATAGAATCTTTCCATACTGTGGATGTTCTAGCACCTCTAAATTGTTGTAGAGGTAACATTGCTGCCACATCCCACTCATTTGGTTGAATCATTAGTAATTTTGACCTAAGGTGACCATATAAGTATCTTTTCAACATTGGTCTAAACTCCACATACCTCTTGGCTGAGTTTAGGATATCATAGGATATACGCATACGCTTAATATCATCTTCTGGTGTCAACTGTGCAAACCTCATCAACTTGGACATAAATGCCATTCTGTATTTTACTGGCAAATAGTGCAAGTTTAATCCTAGGAAACCATCATTGTACTTTTCTAATACCAAAATTACTGGAAATTTATCCCAATACGGTAAATCAGCCTTAGTTTTTGGATCGTATAGAAAGCAATACATCATTCCTATTCTGAACTGATTGGTTTTTCTAAACCTTTCATCTCTAATCGTGGCGGTTATTTTATCAGGTCTTTTTATCTCAACAATCTTTTCTCTCAACCAAGCAATAGAATCCTTTGACATGGTCTTGAGACCAGCCTGCTTTTTTTCTTCTGCTAATGTTGTTAATTTAGATTCCATGTACTATTTATGTCTTATAAATAAGTGTATGTCGCCGGATTGCCGGCCGCACATACTCTAAAGCTAAAAGGAGCCTCAGCATAACTATGTATACTATTACTATTACCCAAAAGCAATTTGACGAATTAAACAAAGCATTGTCAGCTATATTTGAAGTTGAATATGTTCATATTGATGCCGGTGAAACGCATTTTGAAAAATGTAAAAATTATTTAAATCCCAATTCCCTTTCTGTCCAAATTTGAAATTCCCAATTTCTATCTAAACAAAACTCTCGAGCGGCATGCCATTTAGCTTGATTTACACCCCATGTGGCAACCTCTTGAATATACTGTTTTGTTATTTTTTTCTTTCTTTCAGGTTCATTTGTTTGTTTTAATGGTTTAACTTCCACCAACATAGTTTTTAATAAATCATCTTTTGTTTTATATTTTATTAAAAAATCAGGAAAATACCTATGGCGTTTACCGTCTATTGGTGATACATATGGTATGATAAGTTCTTCTGAGGACCAAGATAGTATATATGGTTCCTTATCCAAATGTGACATGACCCGCGCTTCCCAGGAAGAGCGATAAATAATATTAGTATAGTCACCCACATACTTGTGTGGATATTTGGGAATAAATTTGCCTGAGTATGCCATAAATAGTATGTATAATCTTTTTAGGAAAATAAATGGCCGCCGAAGAACCAGTAGTAGTACCTGTGAAAAACAAAAGTAATGATGGACCATTGGCGCCTTTAGAAAATCCAAATCCAAATGGTGCTGAAATACTTAGTTATCCAAGAACACTTAAAAGTGCTAGATTAAAACATTATGTAGCATTTGCTATCAAAGAGGTTAATCCACAAAGTTTGTATGCCATTGCCGGAATTGCCAGCAGCGCATCAAAAGAAGGAACAACTGTTACTAATCTACAACAACAAAGTAAAACTCCGGTTACTCTTGATCCGGCGGTGCTGAGCACCAGTAACTTTGGAAAGGCTCTTTATGCTTTAACTGAAAATTTATCCATAGAACACAATAGGACAAATGCTGAAGCATATATTAATTTATACATGCCAGATTCTTTAAAAGATTCTTATCAATCTGATTATGCTTCAATTAGTATAAGAGATGAATTAGGTCCATTATTGAGTACAATAAGAGCAGCTGTATCTGTAGGAGATAGTGCATCAAAGGCCGATTCAGGAAAAATGGTTCAAGCTATATCTTCCGATCCAGCCGCTATAAAATTTGCTATTGATACTTTTGTTGGCGCTTTGGGTGGCGGTGGTGGAATAAGTGAAGCTATATTACAAGCTCAAGGTTATACATCAAATCCACAACTACAGATGATATACAGAGGTTCATATTTTAGACAATTTTCTTTGGAATTTTTATTTACTCCAGTATCAAAAGAAGAAGCTGAAGATGTTAGAAGAATTATATATTTGTTCAAATTTTTTGCAGCACCTACAATTACAGCTGGCCAAAAAGCGAAAGGTGCTATGTTTTTAATACCACCTAGTCTTTTTGAAATTAAATTTATGAAAGATGAATCGGAAAATATAAATTTACCAAAATACACAGACTGTGTTTTGGAAGATGTTTCTGTCGATTATGCACCAAATGGTTTTGCTGTACATGAAAAAGATGGTGCACCAATTCAAACACACTTAACCTTGACGTTCCAAGAAGTTGAAATTGTAGATAGAGAAAGATTATCAGCCGGTTACAGTAGTGCTGATGGTTCTACCGCTGATGGAATTGGAGGATTAAGATAATGAAATATTTTGAAACTCTACCTAAAGTATCGACCATTGATTATAGTGGAAATAAGATATTGATGACCAATCTTATGGTCAGGTCCGAAATCGTACCTAGTTTATTGAAAAATCCTCTGTTGTTCTATTCATATAACATAAAAGACGGTGATTCACCTGAAATAATTGCAACCAAATACTATGATGATTCATATCGTTATTGGATTGTTTTATTTGCCAATCAAATCATTGATCCTGAATGGGATTGGCCAATGAATTCTGCTTTGTTTGGTAATTATATTTTTGAAAAATACAAAGCTGAATATGCAAAAGATTATGATGTTCCTGTTAATAGTGTAACACCAAGTCAAGTTATTCCATTCGTACAAGCACAAACACAAAATTATGTCAAAAGTGTCACGACAATCGACAACACTTCAGGTAAATCCAATACAATAAATTACTTCATCGATTATATAGCTTATAGTTTAGTGGATGAAGGGACATTGGTTAGAAATTTTCCAACAGGTCAACAAGTAACACAAATTACAACCAAATACATAGAAACATATTATGACTACGAGGAGCGTTTAAATGAAGCGCGCCGCTCAATCTTTTTGGTCAATGCAAAATATGTTTCAGAATTTGAATTGCAGTTTTATAATTTGATGAAGATGTGATATGTCAGCTGGTATAAGATTTCCATCAGACTTTAAATTAATTAGTGTAACTGTTCATTCAGGCACTGGTGACATTGATTTGTCTTTAACTCATTTAGAAATATCTTACAATGAAGATTTGTTTAATAACACAGCTTCTGGTTATGTGATGATTAAAGATTCTTCAGACATTTCAAACACTTTAAGTCTATCCGGCAATGAATTTATTCACCTACATTTAGGTAAAGCTGATGATACTACAAACATCATCAAAAAGAGTTTTCGTATCTTTTCAATAAAGAAAAGAGAACCTTTAAATGATGGAAATACAGAAACCTACTTGATATATTTTTGTTCTGAAGAATTGTTTCTTTCTGAGCAATATAAAATAAGTAAATCGTATAAAAATTCAGACATAACCACAAACATAAAAGATATAATGAAAACTTATCTACATGTTCCAAATAACCGAATTGGACAAATAGATAAGACATATGGTGTTTATGATTTCATAGTTCCATTTTTGAAACCTTTTGATGCTATCAATTGGTTGGCTTCATATGCAAGACCTGGTGCTTTCGGTTCCACCAATATGGTTGGTGCTGACATGTTGTTTTATGAAAATAAGTTTGGATATAATTTTAGGTCATTGCAGAGTTTATATGAACAGAGTCCAATGAGAGAGTATACTTATGCTCCTAAGAATTTGAACATTACAGATGCGGCATATAATCTATCCAATGCACTTTCATATGAAATAATGGATTCTTTTGATACATTGGCTGGTGTGAATCAGGGTGTTTTTGCTAATAGATTATTGTCAGTTGATCCTTTATTGAGAAGGTACAAGGTAACAGATTTTAATTATGCCACCTACAGTAACAAAGTTGAAAAATTAAACTCTTGGCCAATAACAAACAATTATCAGAATCGTATGGGTGATAACATCTATGAAACACCTGAAGCAGCTTTTAAGATGGTGTTCTCAAATTCAAACCAAAACGATTATGCTGTTATTAAAAATAGTCCAGGTTCAGTTGCTCGCGATATTTTTGCAGAGACCTACATACCAAATAGAACCGCACAAATACCTTTGGCAAATTATCATAGAATGAAGATTTCAGTTTGGGGTGATCCAGCACTGACTGTTGGCGCCGTTGTCAAATTTAACCTACTTTCAAAAAATCCAATTCCACAAAATAAAGGTTTAGATTATTTTTATTCAGGAAACTATTTGATAACTGCGGTTAGACACATATTGGACCAATTCAAATATAGAACAATTTTGGAATTGTGTAAAGAAAGTGTACCTGAACCATATGCTGATGTAAGAAATGGTTCCACTGGTTGGAGTAATGCGGTTAAAGGAGTTATATAATGTCTAAGATGACTAGTAATTTTGCAGGTTTAAATGGATTTGTTTGGTGGATGGGTGTTATTAAAGACCGATCCGACCCATTAGGTTTAGGAAGATGTAGAGTCAGAATATTTGGCTGGCATACAGATAATATCACCTTAATTCCTGATGCTGATTTGCCTTGGGCCACACCAATGAACGGTATAAATACTTCAAAAACATTTGGTGTACCTGAACTCAATGATTGGGTTGTTGGTTTTTTTATGGATGGTGAAAGTGGCCAATTTCCTGTCATGATGGGTGTGTTACCAGGAATAACACCAGAACAAAAAGCTGGTTATTCAACTTAATAGGAGATATTATGGCTGCGATTAAAGCACAATTTGCATTAGATTATGTTAACGCTGCACCAGGATACATAGATTCAACTGGACATATTGTTACACCGACAAAAGCGGAATGGGCATGGGGTGGTGAGTTTTTAACCAAAGGTGTTCAAACTACTCCAGGTATTGCTAGAGGCGCATTGATTAACACTGGTGTCTATATCACCAATAGTCAAGTTGCTCACGTTTGTGATTTTACTTTCAATTTGAATACAGATTTCTCACTTACAGCTTTAGTTCCAAATTTGGGATTAATAACTGGTGCAATTCAAAATGGTAAAAATGCTGCCGCTAACGTGATGCGAGCTGTAATTGCTCAGTTAAACAGAATTTTTAGAATTGCAATCGATGCAATTTTGGGAGCATTAAATTTTGACGCAACAGGTACATTAGCATTTTCATTTTCCACATTAAAAGATATAGTAAGAAAAATTAACGAAAAACTGGAAGAAGCTGCTCAAATTATAGCAGATGTTGCAATGGTTTATTACCTTATAGAGGAATTGAAACAACTTGAAGAATGGATCAATTCACTTGAAGGTAGAGTGAGACAGATATTATTGGATTGTTTAACTAATTTTCAAAATATAGGCAAATCAATCGCGGGTCAATTTGAAAAAAGCTTAACTGACACACAATCCGCTGTGACAAATAATCTGACAACTGAATCAAATGCGCCACAAGCAAACACAACAGTTATAGATAGTTTCGTAAACTCTTTAGTTTACGAACCTGTTAGTTTAGATACAACTGCTGTAACAGGTCAAATTGATGCTGTTGTTGCAGAAGCTAAAGTCGCTTCAGCAGATGTTAGTTTTAATGACAAAAAAAACAATTCAGAAAAAGTGTGAGGAATAATTTATAATGGCAACAATAAAAAAACCAGTTTTCTTTGGTGGATGGACTGAACCTGAATCATCCGCAAATACCGATTATCCACCAATTTTTCCTTTTAATAATACAACACAGACACCTAGCGGTCATGAATTCTCTTTGGATGACACTCCAAAGAGAGAAAGAGTTAGGTTGCAACACCGTTCAGGTACTTTTATTGAAATGCATCCTAATGGTGATGAGGTTCACAAGGTTTATGGTGATGGGTATGAAATTACAATCAAAGACAGAAACATAGTAATTGGTTATAAAGTAGATACGATACCTGATTCTGGTAGAGGCAACTTAAACATAACCATAAACGGTGATGTAAAAATGAATGTGAATGGTAATTTCATTCAAAATGTTGAAGGTAACTACGAATTGACTGTGAAAGGACATCACCTCACAGCAGTTGAGGGTAAAGTTAGTAAAGTTTCAAAAGGCTCTCAATTTTACCAAACTGGTGGTCGTATTGAATTAAATCCAGGTCCAAGTCTTATTCCAGGAATTGGCGGCTATGTCAATATCACTGGCGATTTATCGACTCGCGGTGAAATTGTCGCAAATAAAATATTATCAAACGGTAGAATCGATGCAAATAATGGAATATCTTGTGCATTTGATGGTTTTTCAACTAAAGCCGGTGGTATAGCTGTAGGTTTGGCTTATCCAATTCCCCTTTCCATCAATTGTACAGGTCCAATTAATTCACAAACCGTGGTTTCTGCGCCGTACATAACATCAGCCTTATCTACTACCTTATTGGGTAAAGATTTAGTGAATGGTATATTGCGTAACATCCAATCACACATTGCGCCTAATGGACCTACAAGTCCACCAACAACACAAGAAGTAACATGAGGATTATATTATGAGCATTTATGGAAGATTGGGATTTAATTCAACAGACCCAACCACAGATTCGACGGTTACAGATTATAGCAGTGGTGTTGCAAATAATATAGCTTTAATGCCTTCGTTGTTAAACCAATGGCAAACGGAAGACATTGCAAATTCAAGTGTTAATGGTTATTTTGTTAATCCGGTTGCAGGTGTGACTGCAACAATATCATCAACCATGAACTCAATTAATGCTGCAACTATTGGTGTTAATGTACAATCAACCATTTCAAGTACAGTAACACAAGCTTTACACGATTTAGGTAATAGTGCTGCTTCAGTAGTATCAACTGCCGGAAACTATTTGTATGTGACAAATAGAGAATCAAATGTAGTTGATCCAGGAACCGATACAACAACAGTTCATTATAAAATTGCCATCGGATATGGAAAAATTCTATCATACATGACTTACCAGTCAGATGGAATACAAAACAACTCTCCTATTATGGGTAACTTTACTAGTATAACTTTAGGTAATACCTTAAATACATTAAGTAACACATTGTCAACACAACAAATTGCACTTTCTGCTAGTATCACAATGGGTTCTCCTAATACATCCGATTTTACATTGGCTCAAACACAAGATTTACAAAATACTGTAAGTTCAATCAGCACCCTGATGACCAAATATCCTGCACAAGATAATGCATTTTTTAATAACTCTAAATCGGTAATAAGTGACTATTCAACAGTTTCACCTTTGGCAGAGATGGGTTCTACAGAAAAAATGTTGGTAAACAAATATATTGGAACAGACAAATTAAAAACCAGAATAAACTCCTAATAAGAGTAATAAATAGAAGATGGCATCAACATTACAAAAAATATACTCAGACTTAGACCTGACATTCAAAAGAGTGCCTGGCACTAATGATGTTGCTCTCCGTTATGATGAGAATGCTGTAATAGCCTCGGTTAGAAACCTTTTGCTGACAAATTTTTATGAGAGGCCTTTTCAACCTGACGTTGGTTCAAATTTAAATAAGTTGTTATTTGAACCAGCAGAAGGATTTACCGCTTCAATCATAGATATGGAAATAAGAAATACTATTAAAAATTATGAAAGAAGGGTTACGATAAGTGAATTGGAAGTCACACTTAATGCAGATAGTAATGCATTTTTAGTATATTTAAGCTTTTATGTTGGTAATAACTCAGTACCAACAGCGGTTAACCTAATTCTTCAAAGGTCCAGATAATGGCATCAAATACAAACATACAGATAGCTGATTTAGATTTCTCAAACATTAAGAGGAATTTCATTACTTATTTGCAATCACAAGATACTTTTAAAGACTACAATTTTACAGGTTCAGCTCTTTCTACATTATTGGATGTTCTTGCATACAATACACAATATAATGCTTTCTATTTGAACATGGTTGCAAATGAGATGTTTTTGGATTCAGCAATACAACGCTCTTCGGTGGTATCTCATGCAAAGTTAATGAACTATGTACCAAAATCAGCAATTGGACCTATCGCTGAAATTAATGTTGTTTTTGGTGGCGTAACAACAACAAATTTCACAGTTCCAAAATATACAAATTTTATTTCTGAACCAATTGGTGGTACAAATTACAATTATGTGGCAACAACAGACACATCGGTTGGAGTTATTAACAATTTTGCAAAATTTCCTAATATTACACTGAAACAAGGAAGTATTGCAACATATAATTTCACTGTAAGTTCCACAAATAATTCAAATTATACATACGAAATTCCAGATTCTAATATTGATTTATCCACATTAGAGGTGTTAGTTCAAGAATCTATTTCAAATAGTTATTATGATATTTACAATAGCCAAACAAATTATTTGGAATTAGGTCCAACTGACAAAGTGTATTTTGTCCAAGAAGCTGTAAATGGAAACTATCAAATTTATTTTGGTGATGGTGTTTTAGGTAAAAAATTGTCTGATGGAAATCTTGTAAAGGTTACTTACCTAACAACATCAGGAACTGCCGGTGGGTTAGCCAATAATTTTGTATTAATGGACAACATTGGTTCTTATTCTACATTGACCATTAATCCAATCATGGCGGCAACACAGGGAACTGAAAAAGAAACAATTGCTTCTATTAAATTTCAAGCACCAAAGGCCTTTGCTTCACAAGGTCGTGCCGTAAGTAAGAACGATTATATAACAGCAGTTCAACAAAATTCTTTAGGCATTTCTTTTGATGCAGTTTCTGTTTGGGGTGGTGAAGAAAATGTTCCACCAGTTTATGGTCAAGTTTTTATCTCGCTGAAACCAGCTGGTGCGTATGATTTAACAATAACTCAGAAAAATTTAATATTGTCACAGGTTCTTAAACCAATCAGCATGATGACTGTTGAACCCACTATTATTGATCCAGATTATACTTACATTCAAATATCAGCAAATGTTCTTTATAATCCGGCACAAACCACTCTGACACCAAGTACATTGCAAACAGGTTTACAGAATGCAATTTATAATTATGCAGCGAATAATTTAAACACTTTCAATTCAACTTTTAGTTCTTATGATGTTTTAACTACATTAAACTCTTATAGTAAATCTGTTCTTTCTTCAGATTTTTCTATTAATGTTCAAAAGAAATTTTACCCAACATTAGGAACTGAGACAACATACAACCTATATTTTAATAGTTCATTAAAACGAGGAATGTTTGGTAGTTCT